AGTCGAACCCTCTCAGCCAGTACGTGGATCTCTCTTGGGTGAGTTTTCAAACAAACTACAAAACGAAGAGGAGAAGAAAGAGGATGAGGATGACAATCCGGAAAAAGAATTTGACCCCTTTGAGCGCGAGATGTCCCAAAGCGTGTCATTCCGACTTCCTCAAGCTGAGGTCAATCCTGAATTTGAATTTTTAAGAGAAGAAGCAATCCAGAACCCCGACTACTTGAACCATTTTGTGACTTGGGATCGAAAGAACTTACAAAAAATGGTGAATGACCTCCAGTCTGCATTGAAAGCCGAGGAGAATGCCGACTTACGCCTTGTCCCAGGAGAAGAAGAGTATATGAAAGCTCATATGCATGGCGATGCCCCAGATTATGAAAAATTAGCGATGTATGGGATAAGAGGCAAAGTAATTCGAGGGAACGATTGGAAATTCCGGAATTACAAAGAGGTGTATGACGCTGAACCACGACCAGTTAATAAGTCAGAGTACACCGCACAGATCTTGACGAATAACCCAAATACCAAAGCCAAGATCTTGGATACAGTGTCAGAAAGAAAATTTGAATCACTTCAATACCCAAATCATACTCTGACACAATTGATGTTCCACGGCTTTGAGCGTGAAGAGATACCATTCCAGGTGGTAAAGGAACTTGCGAAACAAGTTGACACCACGATTGGCAACCAGGTAAAGATTGCTAATAAGCTAGGCGATGCACCTGTCGATCAAATGGAAATGGCGGGAAATAATGTCAATCTTGTCAATGCCCTTATTGACCGTACAGCCTCTGTTAAGCTGACACCTGATCCGGACATGGTACGGGATTATCTCAAATTCGCTCAGAAAGACTTCCGAAAGCGCCGGAAAATGCACTTCATAACTACGCAATACAGCGTAGATGAATACATCGCCACCCGTGCAGACCCTAAAAAGAAACGAATGTATAAACAGGCATGGGAAAACATTCAAGAAGGCAAGTACATATCAGCAAATCTCGAAGTCCTTGTAAAAACAGGTGAAGCTGGGGTTATTGGAGAGCCAACTCGCCCGAGAACTCTTTGGTGCCCTAGCGCCGAGGCACGTATGCTGGGTGGGTATTTCACTTATATCTTGATGAAAGAGATAAAGCGATTATACCCAGAATTCATACATGGCCTCAATTACGAAGGACTGGTAGACGTTGTACTTGACCCCTTTTTGAACTTTGAGAACCCAACCTATGTAGATTATGATGGGTCCTCACACGATGCACACCAGTTTCCGGAACTAATTGAAGGAATCGATGGATATATCATAAATGATATGTTTACGGAAGTGGTG